TACATAGAAATGATATCTTTCATTCGTGAGATGCACAATATTCATCCTAAGCGTGAACGAGCTGCAAACAAAGAAACCTTACAGCTATTAGTAGATGAAGATAGAAGAAAAAAAATTCAAAGAGTAAAAGAAGCTTCTCAAGAACCCTCTCCGGGTTCTTTTTTATTGCCTTTAATTTCATCTATGGTAAATAGTCCTGGTTTTAAATATGACATTAACAGTCTTAAAAGTCTTGGAATCTATGCATTTTTAGATTCTGTTCAAAGGATTCAGGCCATTAATACTGCTGCCTCCATCTCTGCAGGAATGTACAGCGGAATGGTTGATATGTCTAAGAATCCAAATCTACTTAAACAATTAAATTGGTTGCGTGACTTATCTAATGAGTACTCCTCTTCGAGCAATGTACGAGTCACTAAAACCGAATAATAAATCAAGGAGGAAAATATTATGGCAAATTTTGATTCTCTGGTTATTGATAGAGTCTTAGAAATTGTTGGTGAAAATAGCGATGGAGATTTACTCTATCTGTTAAACAATTTATCTAATGTTTCTATTAATACAACTTCTGAAAGTAAAGATAAAACAGATGCTCTTGGTGTACTGATTAAGAGATTCTATACATCCAAATCTGTAGAAGTATCTGCTGATTGTAACTTACTTTCATTCTCTATGCTGTCTCAGACATTTGGCACAGATAAGATTATTGCTTCAAAAGAATCTAAGATTCTTGCACCAAAAATCTTACATATTGATACAACTGGCATTAAGGAATATACAATTCCTGAAAAGCTGAAACCGAAAGCTCCACTTACAAAGCTTTATGCTCTGGAAGCAAACGGCACATTAGGAAAAGCTTATACTGCTTCTACTACTGCTGCTCCTACTGCTGATACTTTTGTATACACTGAAGATAGCGGAAAAATTACTCTTCCTACTGGAGTAACAGGTACTCTTATTGCTAAATATGAATATGAGACAGAAAGTGGTGTTAAGGTTACTAATGAGTCTGATAAGTTCCCGACTACTTCTTCTATTACAATGAAAGTTCTTGTTGCAGACACATGTTCTGTAGATGTAGTTCGTGCAGCTTATATCGTATTCCCAAGTTTCCAGGTAGCACCAGATTGCGATCTGACACTTGAAACAGATAGCACAATTACATTCTCTGGTGTAGCTCAGAGAGATTATTGTCAGACAGGTTCTCCGCTGTATTACATTGTAATGACAGAGGATGATGTAGAGGAATAATCCTTGAATTGTTATGCCCCGGACGAATCCGGGGCATTTCTAATAAGGCAAAGGAGGAATACTCAATGAAATCAAAACCAAGAATTTGTGTAACTTGTGGCACTACTTATGAGTATTGTCCTAAGTGCACTAAAGATGCAGATAAACCTGTTTGGATGGTAGCCTTTCATACAGAAGAATGTAGAAAAGTATATAACATTATTGCTAAATACAATACTGGTGATGTGACCAAAGAGGATGCAAAAAAAGAATTGGCTGATGCTGTTACTCATAAAACAAGATTTACTAAACCTATTCAGGATAAAGTAAATGAAATTATGAAAGAAGAACAGCCTAAAGCAAAAACTAAAAAAATAGTGACGGAAAATTAAATATTTTATTGAGGGGAAAGCCGCACTATTTTTGCAGTTTCCCCTTATTTTTTTCGGAGGAATTAAATGGAGATTGTAATACCTAACTTAAAAGGAGTTCCTTATGATCCGGTTCAGGCAGTGAGAATTATAGACCCACAGCAAATGAAACTTTATTTAAAGCATGGGCTAAAGCCTTTAGATGTTTATTATAGTCCTGATGTGATTGTAATGGTGTTTGATAAGAAAGAAAGTTATCCGTATTACAAAGAATATCAAAATCATACTTTGGAGTGATAACGTGAGGAACTATAAAAAAAGATCTAAATATGGTGTCGATCAAACTACTAAAGGTAAACAGAATCGTACTGTTATAGATAGAAAAACAGAAAAAGAAGTATGTTTCGATTCTCTATTAGAGAAAAGATTTTATGAAGACATCATATGCGCTGGATTGGACTCTGGTGAAATTGTAGATTATGAATTACAAAAAAAATATAAATTGCAACCGTCTTTCAGGCATAATGGAAAGACTATACGTGCAATAGATTATGTTGCTGACTTTTGGGTCAAATACTCAGATGGAAGCGAACGTGTCTACGACACTAAAGGTGGAATGGTTGATCCTTCTGCCAAGATTAAACGGAAACTGATGTATTATATCTATCCTGATTTGGACTATGTATGGATCACTCATACTAAGTCTACTGGTTGGATCGATTGGGATGAAAATGAAGCTTTAAAAAGAGCAAGGAAGAAAGAGGGAAAAAAGGATGGAAATTAATATTTTAGAATTTGTAAAAGAATATAAAGAGAACCCAGTAGGGGCTTTAGAAAAACTTGAAGTTGAAAATTATGTGCCGTTTGCTACTAAACGAGCACTTATAGATACAGTTATTGAAAGTATTATTGAATATGATACTTCTCTTCTTACATACGAACCAATGAATAAGCATTTAAACTTTTCTCTGACATGTGTGGTTATCTATACTAATCTCACCTACGAAGACGAAGAAGGTCTTGATGCTTATGATGCCTTAGTATCTTCTGGTCTTTTAGATAAAATTATTGAAATGATTGGTGTTGATTATGGAGATATGGTCGCTATGTTTGAAGAAACACTTTCTGCTCGTATTTCATTTACTAACTCTATGTCTAATAGATTAAGTGCATTATTTGGAATATTAGAAAATGTTTTTAAAGAAGCTACTCCGGAACAGTTAGATTATTTACGAAAGTTGGCTGATGTAAAAGATGGGGACAATTCCACAGTTAAGAAAGCTGATTGACCAGGGAATAACTATTGGTTTACAGCAGTTTGTTAATGACTACAAGCCTAAGATGGAAAGAGATGCACAACAGTCAGAAGAAAAATATTATAATGACTATTCCTCTTGGGCGGATGGTTATAGACTTTATGATTTAAAAAATATTCATACAATTACAGGCTTTGCTTATAGTCGAAGTGCAGAGCTTAGAGCACGATTTGATTCAAGCCATATGTCTGGAGGACATGGCATATGGGAACCATTGGAAGGTGATCCAGAAATAGTTTTTTCTTGGGGATTTGAAACAGGTAATCATGGATTTCGTAAAACAATAACTCCTATCAGAAATTATTGGGAACAATATTTTCGTGCTAGAAAAATGCATGCCAAAGGGCAAGCAACAAAATTCGTTATCAGCGGATTACATTCTGTTGGTTTATAAAGTGAGGTGAGAAAATGGCTGATTATATAATAAACGTTGGTGTAGAAGTTGAAGACAGTGCGCTAAATACATTAGAAACACGAATTAATTCTTTAAAAGAGAAGCACATTAAACTAGGTGTGGAATTAGGTAATACTAAACAGTTAACTAAAAATGCACAGATGGCGGTAAAGACAATAAGTAAAGCAACTGCCAAAGCCGCTAAAAATACTCCTGTTATTAAGGGATCTAATCTTGTAGAACAGATGGTCGATCCCGAAAAAGCTTTAAAATCTATGGCTAATACAGCCAGTAAGCTGTCAAAGTATCAGGGCAAGCTTGATCTAGGAGAAGTAAAACTTTCCGTAAATCAAGGTATTATGGGGGAGCTTGATGGACTTTTAGCCAAACTTAATGAAATAAAATCTACAGCTAAAAACATGGGCTCTATTAAGCTTACTGTTGGAGACAATATAAAAACTAAAGACGGTAAAATAGTTATTGGAGAAACTACTAGTTCTTCTAATACTGCAAGATCTGCAGGTATTACTCTTAGACAAGCTCAAGCTGAAATTAAAAGGAATATGAAAACTGCTGGCACTTTACAGGACCAGTATGTTAAAGGACTTATCAATGAATCTACATATAAGCAATCCAGGAATTCCCTTTATCGCCGCAATGGCGAACTAGCAAAACAAATTCGGAGCAATGGGACAGCTGCTGATTGGGCTACTACTGCTGCTGATGTTAGACAAGCCCAAGCTAAGAATCAAGAAGCATACAAAGCAATGACTCAGAGTGCTTCAGAATATGACAAAGTTATCACTGATTTGGGTGAGAAACAGAAGACATTCAATAAAATGGCTCAAGTATATAATCCTAACAATGGTAAACCATTAGATAAAACTCTAGGACAAGGTTATGATGAAAGATTAAAATCTTTTAATGATACATATGAGCAATTAAAAAAATCTCGTGATAGTCTTGCGACTCTTACTGGAGACGAAAGAGACACTGAGCAAGTACGTTTTGCTGCTCTCCACTCTGAAGCCAATCGTCAAGCTAGGTATCTCGGTAATACTAATCAGTTTTTCTCACGTACTCCAAATAGATATAGCCGTTCAGAATATATTGGTACAGATTTAGATCCAGCATCTGATAAGGTCCGTCTTAAGATGGAACAAATGTCAGCAGATCTGGCAAAAGGAAGCAAATACACAACAGAGTTTAATGCAGCACAAGGTAAAATGTATGCTACTATTGATAGAGGGTCTGGTGTATTTGAAAAATATCAATTAGCATATAAAAATGGTCCAGGTAATATTGACCAGTCTCTTACTAAAGTTACACAAAGTGTAAAACCTTTATCTAGTTATCTTTCTGAAATGGGACAAAAGTTCCGTAGTCTTAGCCAGTATCTTGTAAGTAATTTTGGATTCCAAGCATTAACAACGGGTGTCAGATCCGGTGTCGAATCAATAAAAGAATTAGATTCAGCGATGACTGAACTTAAGAAAACATCAGATGGTACAAAACAAGAATATAGAGACTTTACTACTCAGGCTAGAACTGATGCCAAAGACATTGGTAGTACAACCACTCAGATTACTAGTAGTGCTGCTGATTTTTCTCGTCTTGGATATAGCTTAAATGAATCTCAGACTTTAGCTAAAAATACAGGTATTTTAAAAAATGTATCAGAATTCGGATCTATAGATGATGCAACAACCGCTATGATTTCCATGATGAAAGCATACGATGTAAAAGTTGATGATTCTATGGATCTCGTTGATAAAATGAATCTTATTGGTAACAACTATGCAATTTCTACAGACGGAATTGCCACTGCTTTACAAGATTCAGGTTCAGCATTAGTAGCAGCGGGAAATGACTTCGATAAATCAGTTGCTCTCGTTACGGCAGCAAATAGTGTAGTGCAGGATCCATCGAAGGTAGGTGCTGGTCTTAGAACAATTGCATTACGACTTAGAGGCACTTCTGCTGAAGAATTATCTTCTATGGGTGAAGATACAGAAGGTCTTGTAGAGACCACTTCTAAACTTAATTCAAATATTAAATCTCTTACTGCCGTTAACGGTAAGGCTGGAGTTTCTATTCTTGATATGAATGGAAACTATAGAGATACTTATGATATTTTAAAAGATATCTCTCAGGTTTGGGATGATATTGGTAAGCAAGATTTGGCAGATGGTCAGAATAGACAGGCTGCTCTGCTTGAAATGATGGCAGGAAAAAATAGAAGTAATATTCTTGCATCCATATTGCAGCATCCTGAATTGCTTACAGATGTTTATAATGATTCCGCAAATAATTATCAAAATTCAGCTCAGAACGAGCTTAATACATACCTTGATTCTATCGAAGCAAAAACAACTAAAATTAAAGAATCTTGGTCACAGTTATGGCAATCAGAAGGTAGTACTAATACTTTTAAAGGATTACTTGATATTGGCAACGGCGCTGTAGGACTTTTAAATGGTTTAGGACTCAATAAAACCTTAGCCGGAGTCGGCGGTATGCTTGTTAGCCATGCTATGGACTGGGGTGGGACAAATTATCAGTTGGTCCTTTAGAAAACGCCCCATGTAACCTGGTGGTGACACGGAACGATCTCATATGAGAAAGGGGTTACTAAGCAAACAACCGAAACTGTCTTTATTCGAAGGAATAGAGAAATGCTTTTAATTTAGCATTCAGGGTGAACCGAAATATATACTACTCCCCTATTACAGCAATGTAATAGGTATAGTAACAACGTATATATATGGGTGATCTGCAGCGAAGCTTCTCTCTGAGAAGAACGTTCATCGACTATAATGGGAACTTGGTCTCCGGATCAAGAAGGAATAGTCAGGACTGTTAGGCAGCTTACGCCGAATAAATTAAAGGGTAAATACATCTTACTCTCGTAAGCAATCTTACCTTATGTGCAAAGGTGATGTAAGCACAAATCTTTACTTTATTATTCTTCTATGCTATATTTCACATAGGAGGGTAAAACTATGATAATAAATAATTCTATCAGAACTTATGCACCAATTGCTCCGCCATATTTTGACGGATGCTTATTTATGAATGCAACTTATGAAATGCCAGAGGAACTGGCCAATTTGTTTACTAAAGGATTAGAATCCTTAAGCAAATATTTATATGAAAAAAATATTGATCCTACTAAATTATTTCCTGTAAGTCTAATATTTACAAAAAATGGCAGTTTTTCTGTCACCGAAAATGAAGCAACCACTTATGGAAGATGTATGTCTTTTTTAGTATACTCCATGGAACGGATAATTACATCTAACAATCAACACATGCAACTATTCGCATTTATTGAAGAATTAGTGCATTACTATTTTCAAGAAACAAATGAAACAAAAGTCAAACTAACTACTTTTTCTGTTGTTCAGAAAATATTCCCAGAAATAACTTTCGAGGAGGTAACATCATGGGGAGTAAATTGGAGCTAATGTTTATTAGCAAAGAGAAAAGTCAGATAATTGATTCTCCTGTTATAAGAGGTATTACTTGTGATACTTATAAAACATACTTACAAAATTCATCAAAAGAGCAAAAGACTATTCAGTCTCCTGCTCTTTCTTAGTATAATACGTACAATCTTCATTTTCAAAGTAAGGACATTCCTCTTCCTTGCACTCTTTATAAAGAGGACATTCTAATATTTCCATAATCTTTAAACCTCCATAGTATAGTTTTGAAAGCAGGTGTATTTAATGGATAAAAATATTTTTGATAAATTGGTTCCTGAATATGTTCAAAAGTTAAACTCAGATGAAGTTACAGATTTACTTATAGAAATCAGTAATATTGGCAGGACAAAATTTATCAGTAATTACCCAAAAGAAATTGCTGATCAACTTCCAGGATATGACCTATACGAATAATCTTTTCAGTTGTATTCAATGCAGTCGAGATTGTTAACTTTCCTATAGTATTATGCAAAGTGTTGGTGCACAGAAAGGAGAACTGCTGTGACAGTTCTCCTTCTATTAAAAATTTTAAAAAGAGAAATACATATGACGAAGTAATTAAATGATAAAGTAGAACATTATTAGCGATTAGTCAACTTTTTTATTCTTGTATTGTCTTTTCATCATTCCGGTGATAAATTTGACTTTCTCATCAGATAATTCTGGATGGTTGCAAATTTGATCAACGGTATGATTTTTCGAGTTATAATATAGACCAGCTAATATTACAACAAGTAAAAGACTACCAAGAGATATTATTATTCCAGTATTCATATTCTTCTTTTCACCCCCTTCCCTTATAAATTTCTTTATTGGGGAAGTGTATTGCCCAGAACGGGCAGATTCTTCGTCCGCATCAACAATACAGAATGTATGCCAACACTTCTGCATGATCAAAAGAAATGATCAAGTATATTATCGTGCAGCGAGTTATAATGCAGCACCTATAACCATAATATACCTAGTAGTATAATAACAATATTCGACAACTTTGTATATACAGAACATTAGTTTATTATAATCAAAACTTAGCTCCGCATTGTCCACACTGATAAGTCTTACCAAGATCACCAGCTCCAAAAAGACCAAACAGACCTATCTTCATTGCTTTTCTTGTTCCAGTGATTTTCTTAAGATTTGTGCTGCCGCAAATTGGACACTTAGGCCCAGTAGAGAATTTCTGAGCATTCTGTTTGGCATACCATCTGTCTGTTATCCTGTTTTGCTCTTCTACTCCTTCAGGGGATTCCCAGTATTTTCTTTTTTTAACGGCAGAGTAATCTACTTCATTGTCTAATTTGTTATAGAAATATTTCTCTCGGAGCATTTCATCAGATTCTAAGGAACTAGGACAATGACCGTCATGAGTTTTCTCATATTCTTTTGATAACTCCATATATGCTGTAGACCAATCAATGCCAGTACCTATATAAGTTCCAATTTCACAGGTATAACATCTATCCCCTATTTTATAAGAAGAAGATGTACTGGTCTTTCCACATTTATTGCAAAATAATAATTCTTCCATATTGTTCCTTCTTTCTTTTATATATAGTAATTAAGATATGCTATATTATATCACACAGTTTGGTTTTCGCCAAGAATGAAGATGGAGGAATTTTACCGCAATCACGAAGAGCTCAACGTAATGCTGCTATAGCGAATGGCTATGCAGAAGCCAATAAAAATTATCAAGCATATTCAAAAGATTTAAAAGTTCTTGAAAAACTTAATGAGCAACTTGATAACAATGGTCAGGCCATTACAGACAACGAACAACGTATGGCTAAAGCAAATGAAACAACGAAGAATGCTAGTCAAAGAGCCAAAGATTATGGTAAGCAGATAGCTACTAATGCTAAGACTCTCACTGATTTTAAAAGAGAAAATGAGGTAAAGGAACCTGAGCAACAGAAACAAGGGAAATGGTCCGATGGTCTAAAAAGTATGGCATCTGCTGGTCTCTCAATGATTGGCAATGCTTTTATTTCCGCTGGTGTTGGAATGCTTGTGCAAGGAGCTTTCTCATTGCTTGGTAAGGGCATTGACGCTTTTGTTCATAAAAATGAGAACTTAATTGCTAAAGGTCAAGAAGCGAAAGAATCCATTCAATCCCAAACTAAAGCCTATGAAGACCAGAAAGCATCTCTTGGAGAACTTACTTCTAAATACACAGAATTGTCTAAAGGTGTAAAAATATCTGGTAATTCTATTAAAAATATTAGTCTTACAGACGATGAATATAAGGATTTCTTAGATACAAGCAATCAAATTGCTGCTGCCGCTCCTAGTCTCACTCGTTCATGGGATTCTCAGGGTAATGCTATTCTTAATGCAGGAACTAATGCTGAGGATTTAAACACTCAGGTCAATGATTATCTAAAGCTACAGAGGAATCTTACTTATTATGACACAAAGAAAAATATTAGTGATCAGTATAAAGGGTATGAGACTGCTTTAGGAGAGAATAAGGGCAAACAAGACGAATACAAAAATGCATATGATGCAGCTAAATATAAAGTTGATTCTGTACAAAAATTTTCCGACATGCTTAAAAAGCATACAAAAGGAGAAGATACCATCACCTATACGTTGGATCAAACGGCATATGATGCGCTTGGTAACACATTTGGAAAAGCAATAAAAGGTTATAAACAATCAGCAGATGGTCAAAAGATAACTCTTGAATTTGATGGCAAACAATTAGATTTCCTTAATAATGAAGCTGCTAGTGTATTAAACTCAGACAATAGCGAACTTCAAGAAGCTCATACCAATTTAATTAATACTCAAGAATCTATAGATGCCTCTAAAAGAGAAATGGTTTCTTCTATCAAATCAATGGCAAGTACTATTGATTCTTTCGATAGCTGGGAAGATCAAGATAAGGCATCAGAGTTTCAATCACAGTTGAATAGTATGCTTGGTTCTTCAGACGGCACAAGACTACTAGATAATTTTAAGCAGTCCGGCAAAGACATGGACACATGGCTCCGTAACAATGTAGTCAACCCTATGGCTACTGCTACTCCAGATCAACAAAAGCTTTGGTCTCAACTGTTTGAAATGGAACCTAAAGACCAGGAAACTGTAAGAGAATTTGCTGCAAGAAGAGATGATGTCCTTGAGTCTATAGCAGACATTTCTCAAAGCGATTTCTGGACTAAAGGTACTTTAGCCGAAGCTTTTGGTTTTGCTCATACTGAATATGATGACAATGATAAAGCTTATACTGTTTGGGAGAATCAAGATAGTCTTAATAGGGTTAGAGATGCTCTGAAAGGAGCAAAGGCTAGCAAAACTAAAGGCGATGCCGAAAAAGTAAGAGAAGATCTAAAAAATGCTACACAAGATGAACTTGAAATAGCTGTACAGGTTATCACTGATAATAAAGATTTAAGTTCAATTGATGATTTTTATACGGCATTCGAAAAAGCTAAACAAGCAGCTAAAAATATGAGTGATCAAGCAGCCGTTTCCTTAGATTCAATGGAAACGAAAGTATCAACTGCTAAGTCTACTCTTTCTTCTATGGGAACTATTCTTACAGAGACTACTTCTGCAGGTGGAATTTCTAAAGACAATGTTAAGATCCTTTCTACTGCTTTCAAAGATGTGAAAGATCCTCGTGGCATTGAGCAAAATGTTAATGATTTATTCACCACTACTTCTGATGGTATCAAACTAAACATAGATGCTTTGAAAACCTTTACGGAATATCAGGCTGAAGCCACTGATGGAGATTTCGAAAAGGGTATTAAGTTACAGACTAAAGCTATTAAGGATCAAACAGATGTAACAAATAAAGCAAAAAAAGCATGGGAAAAAGCTAGAGGAACTGAAGACGAAGATGATAAAAAAGCTGCCTATGATTCTGAAAAAGATAAATTAAAAGATGCTAGAAACGAATATTTATCTTATATGCAATCTCAGTCTGAATGGCAAGCAACTAAGAAACAGCAACAGGAACTTCTTTCCTATTATTCTCAGTGGCAACGTGCCCAAAGTACGGAGAATGCCGGAGATAAATATAATAACATTGTCGCCGGACTAAAGAATGCTAAGGATGCATATGATAAAGGTCTTGTAGGTACAGATGATTTTAAATCATTTGCCGCTCTTATTTCTCCTACAGGTTCAGATGATAGAGCAAACTTTGCAGAGAACTATGGTAAAGCTGTAAGATATCTCACAGAAGATAAGACAGGTGTTAATAATTTCTTAGCTGATCTTAAATCTAAGGGTATGGCATCTTATGATGATGCAAGTAAAAGATGGTCATTTGACATAGATGATATGAGTAAAGCCGCTCGATCAATGGGAATCAGCAAAGAATTCATGAGTGCTAACTTCGGTCGTCTTCGTGATTATGGCATTGATAATAACTTTATATCATCTACAGAAGAAGGTATAGATAGGGTTCAGGAACTTACTTCTGCTCTTTCAGACGAACAAAAACGACTTGAAGAATTAAAGAATACAGATAGTACCAATACTACTGCTATTACTGCTTCTGAGGACAAAGTTAATAAATATAAACAGGATTTAAAAGAAACCTATGATAATATGGGTGACTACTCTGAAGATGCTGCACAGACTGCTGTTGATAATTTTAATTCGGCAGCAATGGGTGTACAATCATATCAGAATGCAATAGAAAATGTTAAAAAGAATGAGAATCTGACAGAAGCTCAAAGAACTTCTGCAATTAATCAATTAATAGCTAAACAGGAAGAATTAGCTGCCACTTACGGTACTACTGTTAAAGAGTTATTAGGAGCAGATGTATCTTCATTAATGGATGGTATCATAACAGATTCTGCTTCTGTTACTACAGCTCTTGATGGTATCAATAAAGCATATGAAGAACAGAACACAGATGTTACTTCTTTAGTAGACACTCTTGGAAAATATACTTCTGAACAGTTAGAAGGTATAGATTTCAATGATGGTAAATGGGACACTGAATTAGGTGATGCAGAAAAAGCTGTTGAATCTTTATGTGAAAAACTCGGTTTAACTAAAGACCAAGCTCGTTCTGTTATTGAGGCTTTAAAAGAAGCTGGTAAATTAAAAGATTCTGAGAAAAGTAGTGATTCCTCTAAAGAAACTACTAAGGGGTCTTGGGAGAAACCACAGACTGCTGAACAGATGGGATTCGGTGATGATCCTGATAGGGCTGCTGAATATACACATTCATTGGAAGCTCTTACTGCTGCCCATAAAGAAAACGATGCCGCTACTGAAAAGTCATTTGAAACCCTTTCTAAATATAACCGTACACAATTAGAGGGCATCAAATTAAATGATGGTGCTTATAATGTTGAGGGTATGGAACAGGCTGAAGATGCCATACAACAGTTAGCAGATAAGACTCAGTTGTCTAAAGACCAGATTCTTACTGCTCTTGAAGGTTTAGGTATCTTAAAGGTTAATACGGATACTACTGATGCAACAAAAAATCTGGATTCTGTAGTTACCGAAGCGAAAGAAGCTCAAAATGAATTAACTGATCTCACAGGAAAAACTTATAAATTTGATTTTGATTCAACTGATTTAGATTCTATTCATCAGCAAGTAACTGATTTAGGAACAGAAGTAGATAAGTATAGAGATCGTGATGGTAAATACCATCCAGAGATTACTGGTGGTGAAGAACTCCAGACGGTGTATACAGGAGCTATTTCGCATGAGCAAGATGTAGAATATAACTCCTCTGATATATCTCAAGCCGATTCTAGCTCTAGTATTGTAAAAGCTGCTCAAGACTTTATGCAAGCTAAGAATGAAATGGATGTCCAGACCCAATTATACCAAAAAGGCATGGATAACACTCTGGATCAAGCTACTCAAGATGCTAATGCAGCTTTTGAAACTTTACAGCAAGCTCAGACTGATTCTAAAGTTAAATTGGTAGATACTGATAATATACAAACTGCAGAAGACCAATTGCTTAAAATGTCAAATGACGACATAACGGCAAAAGTTGATGTTGAAGCAGATACCAGTGAAGCAGAATCAGATATTGAAAACTTACAAAACGTTTCTGGATCCACTGTAACTTTAAACTGTGATGTTTCTAATGAAGGTAGTTTTGAACAAGCAAAATCTACAATTGAATCTATGCCATCTGATACTACAGCTACTATTGATATGGAAGTTAATGGTGAAGAGGATGTTGAGAAAGCCACCGAATTAATTGAATCTGCCCCTACCAATGGAGCTAAATTAGTTGTTGATTGCGAAGTAAACAATAAAGAAGAATTTGATGAGCTTATGCAAGCTCAAAGTACAGCAAATTCTAAAGGAGCAAATGTAGAAGTACACGCTTCTATTAAAGGGGTAGATGTTGATTCTGCCGCTACTGCTGATACTGAAGTTCCTGTCAAAGGTAAACTTGAAATCGAGCCTTATTCTGGAGATGCTGTTGAAGTCAACGCTAAGGCCAATATCACTGGTGTTACTGGTGGAGAAGGAGTACAAGTAAGTTTAAATGCAAAAGCTAATGTAACAGAAGCTCCCACTGTACCAGATACAACCGTTAAAGCTACAGCTCATGTAGATGAAGCGCCTACTGTCCCAGATGCTGAAGGAATAGCAAATTATGAAGGCATTTTCCCACATGTGGCTGATGATGCATACGGAGTTGCTCATTATGAAGGAGATTTTCCTACCTCAGCTCCTACTATTTCTGGCACAGTTAATTATTATGCTCATATTATAGGTGCTCCATCTGGTGGTGCCATAGCAACTGCTTCGGGTACAATGACTTCAGTTGCCCACGCTTCTGGAACAGCTTATAACGTTCTCAATATGAAGCCTCTCTCTTCTGCTCATGCAAAAGGTGATGTAGCACTTAAACATGATGAACAGGCCATTGTTAACGAAGTAGGTATCAATGGTCATTCTGAATCCATAGTGCGTGATGGTGTATGGTCACTTATTCCTGGTGGTGCTCATATTGAGAATTTGAAAAAAGGTGACATCATCTTTTCAGCTACTCAAACAGAGGATTTATTAAAACATGGTGCTACACATGGTCATGCTAGAGCATATGCACAAGGCACTGCTTCTGGTGTAACCCTTGCTCCTGCCTATGCAGATGGTACATCAGAATTAGATGATACAATTAAAAAAGTAAGTACTCAAGCTAAAGACTGGATAGAAACTGCTCTTGATCGTTTAGAGAGAATCGTTGAAAAGTATCAAGATATCGCTGAAAGCGATTATAGTAATTATAAGTCTTCTGAGAAGAATTATAATAAAGCACTTAAAAATCTGAATAAACAATTACAGACACAAAAAGATTCCAGAGCAAAATACGTAGCTAAAGCAAATGAAGTTGCTTCTGCTGTTGGTTTATCTGACGAACTGAAAAAGAAAGTCCAGAATGGTACAATCAATATTGAAAGTTTATCCGAAGATGATAAGAAACGTGTTGACGCATATCAGGAATGGTATGAAAAAATCTTGGATTGTGACAAAGCGATTCGTGAACTCACTAAGTCACAGAAAGATTTAGCTAAAGCAAAGGTCGAACGTGTTATTGAAGCTTATGACACCGTCATAGGTAAACGTGAGAATAAAGCTGACTATTACAACGCTAAACAGGAATTGAGAGTCTCACAAGGGTATAATCAGAAACCTGGTTCTAAATATGAAAAATACATGAAAAAGGAACTCTATTATACCAATGAACAGAAACGTCTTACTGATAAAGAAATAAAAGAATATAAAGGTAGGATGAAAGAATATCTTAAGGTAAATGGACATAAAACTGTCGATCCAGAATACCAAAAGATGAAGAAACAGCTTTATAGTCTCCAGACAGAGGCTGTTAAGTTAGAAAATGAAGCTGCTGAATTAGTTCAGGCTTTACAAGATAATCGTGAACAGATAAAACAATGGGCTGTTGACCGCTGGGATCGTGCAGGTTCCAAGCAGGATGCAGTAATTGATTACGCAAAAGCAAATGATAATCCTGAGTATCAGATTAACGAAAAGATTTATCAGGAGCGCATTAAATCTAATGCGAGACAGATTAATGCACTTCAAAAGCTTCGTGCAGAAAAAGCCGAATACTATGATATTCATTTTTCTTCTATGAACAATGAAGAAGCTCAGAAGTATCTTGATTCTATAGCACAGATTGACGAACAAATTTTAAAAATCGGCAGTGATATAGAAAATCTGAAAAATGAAATCATGGAACTTCGCTGGAAACCATTTGATGATGCACAAGATAAACTATCAAATGTTATCACTGAATATCAGACTATGCAAAAACTTCTCGGTGACGCTGAAAGTTTTTACAATGATGATGGTTCATTTACTACAAATGGATTAACTAACATTTTATTAACTCAAGAATCTATAGATGCGACAAAACAAAAGATTGCTAACTATAGGGAAGGTCTTAATAAGCTTGAAGAACAATATAAAAATGGTTGTTACAGCTTAGACGAATACAATGAGAAAAGCAAACAACTTCTTGATGGTATTCAACAAGAATCTACTGCTCTTTCTGAACTGAAACAGAATATGCTTGATATGTATGAGACTCAAATTAAGAAAGAGAATGATTTACTTCAGGAAAATATTGATAAGCGTAAAGACGCTCTTTCTGCTAAAGAGAAATATTACGATTATGACAAAACTTTAAAAAAGAAGTCTAAAGATATTAATACTCTTAAATCCCAGATAGCTGCCCTTGAAGGAACCAGTAATGCTGCCGCCAAAGCTCGTCTTGAGAAATTACGTGCAGAACTTGCAGATGCCGAAGATGATATGGCAGATACCATGCATCAACACGAAGTCGATATGAAAAATACCGGCTATGAGAATTTCTCTAATGAAGCGAATAAAGCTCTTGATAATACACTTGATGCAGTAAAGAAAAATTCTTCGTTTCAAGAAGCTATTATTAGTGGAATGCTTACCAATGTAACCACTAATTATGATAACACATATAAACATTTACATACTGTGATGGATCAGTATGGTGTTAAGGTGTCTAGCACATTTGATACTATGATAGGTAAGTCTGCTGATTTCAATACAAGTTTGATTCAACAGATAAAAGCATTAGAAACCATTTCTAATATGAAAGTTACTCTTCCATACGGAACAAGCAATGGACAAGGTGGTTCTACAACTGGTAATAATACATATACCGGTGCTGAGAATGGTATTCACAATACATTTAATAGCAATAAAGACTCCACTGGTGCTGGAAATGAAACTCCAGGTACAGTTAATGGAAAAAGTTATAGTTTTTCATTAAACAAATCAGAAATATTCTTGACACCAAATGAATCTTATAAATTGAAAGTTACATGGTCTCCTACCGCACCTTTACATTCAGATATTAAATGGTCTAGTGATAAAACTGATGTTGCAAAAGTTTCATCGTCTGGTAAGGTTACGGCTACAAAAGGGGTACAAACTTCTAAAGGTGGCGGAGCGACAGGAATCCTAGTCGGTGGACTGGAAAAAACATTTAAGGCTACTATTACAGCTAAAAGTGATTTTGGGAGCAAAACTTGTGTTGTACATGTAATGCCAGATGCGCATTACGACGCAATTGAAGAATATGCAAATAAAAATGGATTGGCTATGACCAATGATAAAATGCAGGCAGCTCTCGAATATGCTTATCGAAATGGTGGAAACCATGCTGATAAGGCAAACATAGCAGTTGAGGGATTCAAAAAAGCTTATTTGAATGATAAACCAACATATTTAAAGAGTTGGTTTAATACTCTTCAAAACCGTCCAGATGGTGCAACAGACGTTCCTGCCGGAGTGAGTCCTTTGATAGGATATTTTAATGCTAAAGGTAAGAAAGTCGGACCAAAAGAAATGCAGCAGCTTGCAGATATTCTTGAAATTAGTACTCCAGGTGTTAAAAAATATGATTCATGGGGCTCTGCTTTAAAAAATCAGATACTTCAAAAGTATAAATCATATGGTTTTGCTACTGGTGGAATAATAAATAAACTAATACCTGCTGATATGAGTACTCTTTTAGGTAAAGCTATTATTAGTAATGGAGACCAGGGATTCATTGGTGCAAAAGTTGGCGAATCAGTAATGACCGAAGAATTTACTCGTCTGCTCAAACCTTCTATTGCTGCAATGAATAACTTTACCAATATGTTTAACCCGGTTACTCCTACTGCAACAAATAATGATTATACTATCAACAACGAAGTGAACATTAATGTAGCAAATATGAGTAATGATTTAGACATCCAAGATGTCGCAAACAAAGTTTCTACAATTATTAACAAAAATATGACTAGAGACTGGAGAAAGCTTAGATGATAAAAGGACTGCTTCGGCAGTTCTTTTATTGTATGAAATTATAAAATGAAAGAGGTGAATAAATGTTACAATTTGAATTTGATGGACATAATTCTAGTGAATACGGGATTATAATGACTGGAATCACAGACAATGATAATCTTGAAAGCAGATCTTTACAGTTAGGAGAAAAGAATAGATATAGAGCAAGAGAAAATCATTTCGGAACAGTGTACGACGATAATTATAGCTTTACACTTAGCATCATGAAAAATCCTTGTCACAATATAAATGTGACACCTGAATTATCTAGTGGAATCATTACATACCCAGAAAAATGTACTCCTATATTGAAAAATGGTATTATTACTTTCCCATTGGAGTACATACCAGATGTTAAATTAGGTGTTATACAGATGAATGATACTGATTACCTTTCTTCAAGCAATATCCGTATTATTAATGGCTGGTTAACTTCTCCACAAACACCAAAATTATTTAAGATACTTGGTGGTGACTACTTCTACGAAGATATAGAGTTCTTTGCTACATTCACAGAAATTACTACTGATCATGTTGTGTTCCCATATGAAATGAATTTTACAGTCACTTGCGACAGTCCATATGGTTACACTCCTGAGATTACGCATAATATCACCTCTTCTTCTACTCTTCCAAAAACTTATATAATTAACAACACTTCTGACTGTCATGAAGATTACATCTATCCTCTTATTAAAATTTCCCCTAAAAGCCATGGCACTATTACAATCCAAAATGTAACAGACAATAACGGAACAATGAAAATAAATGCTTTAAAAGATGATGACTTTTATATTGATTGCCAGCATTTAAAAATATATGACATTACTAATTCAATTATAAGTTTTGAAGATTTGGGTGTAAAAGATATAGATAATATATACTGGCTTAGATTGGCTTACGGTGAAAATGAATTAAGATTCACTGGTGATGCTACATTTGAGCTTATTTATAGAGAACCAAGAAAGGTGGGTGCGTTTGGGTGAAAATAAATCATAAGTATGATATTTATGGACGTACTGAGCCTTCTATTATTTATTTAGCTAAACCTGGCAAAAGATTATATTGTGCGCTAGGAGGCATTGATACATCTACCGCTTCATTGTCGTTAAAAACTAATAATACAGCTGAATTAACATTTACTGTTGATAAATACATAAACAATACTGTTACTGACGGGTATGAAGAACTTGATGAGCTAATGGAGCTATACTGTGATGGCATTTGGTTCAAAATAGTAGATCCGCCAACTATTAATAATGATGGTTTGCGTGAAACTAAAGAGATTACTGCTGAGTCTTATGAAATCATGCTTACTCAATATAAACTGAAAAACTTTAAAATTAATATGGGCGAAGAAGATTCCTATGAAATGATGTATCAGGCAACTCATGATACAAATAAGTTTTATCAGATTAAGTTTTATGATTCAGAAAATGAAGATCTAAGTTTTTTACATTTAGTATTAAAACATGCAGATGTTCCTGGTTGGCATATAGGTTATGTGGATAATATTACTCCTGATGACGATGGAAAATTACTCCCTAATAATATATGTAACTTTGAAGTAGACGATCAAAATGTATATGCTTTCTTAACACAAGAGGCCGCACAAGCCTATAAATGTGTGTTTGAGTTTGATACTGTAAATATGACCATAAATGTTTATAGACCTGACAGCTTAGGTAAAGATACAAATGTAGTTTTGGGTTTTAGAAACATTCAGAATAGTATAACTATTTCCAGAGATGAAAATTTAGTTACACAATTTTATGTTGAAGGCTTAGATGATTATAATATTGATGCAGTCAATTTTGGTGATTCTGTAATTACTGATCTTTCCTATTTTATATGTGAGCCTTACATGGATACTTCACTACAAGAAAAATATAATGCATGGCAAAGCTACCGAGAGTCCCGCAGAGAAGAGTTTATTAATTTATCCAAAGAATATAATAAAAATTTGGAAGTTCTTACTGAATTAATGAATAGAGTCCCAATTGATACTGCTCAAACAAATTGGTTCGGGAAAAAAGTTGAAGATTTAAAAGATGCATATAATGCTAACATGGCAATCATTAAGGGTTTAGAAGCTCTATATGTTGATGATGAAAAGAATTTTGATTTAGAAGCTTTAAAAAAGTCACATGATTGGCCTTTATATGAATCAATTATGAACTACACTCTTCCATCTATTGTAGCTGCATTACAAGCTCAAGACGAAACCGTAGAAGGATTCGGTAAAGGAAATATTATTTCATGTGTAAATCCGATTGTGTTGGGCCAAGATTGGTATATGGTAAACCCTGGAACTTCTTCTTTTCAAACTATACAAATTGATGATGCTCCTGCTTATGGAATCACTCGTGGAGTTAAAGTAACTGGTACTAATGGAGGAATTTATCAACACAATATTAGTATTGAACCATCTCAGAGATATACTCTTAGTTGTTTTGTAAAAGGATCCGGTACATTTTATCTTGGTTATAATAACACTGGAGAAGATAGAAAGAATGTTGCTTATAACATTACATCTTCTTGGACAAGAGTTTATACTTCTTTTAATCTTTCTTCTCGTTTAATTGATGTAGCATTCGCTGGAACTAATGATTTCACTATATGCGGTATGCAATTAGAGATGGGCGATTCACCTAGCCAGTTTGGGTATTTCACGCAATCTGAAAATATTATAAAAGCTTATGAAACTGATTGGAAGTTATATGGAATCTCAGAATTAAAAGTAAAGATTTCAACTTACGATAGCTGTATTAAAGAATTAAAAAAGAGTGGTTATGCAGATGGTTATAATCCTCTTTCTGGATACGAAGAGGCATATTTCACTCAAATGCATCAGAAATATCTGGATTATTTGAATTTAAAAGATCAGGCTGAAACTGCATTAAAGGAACGTCAAGCTGAATATGATGCGGCTAAGAAACCTGAAATTCAAGAGAAACGAAACCAGATTGCAAAAGATGTGTTACTTGAAAATTTTGGTAAAGTACAGAACAAATACTCAGCTTTTACTGATAAAGAAACATATATTATTAAGAGTTTATATAGCCAATCCACTTATACAAATGAAAATATTATTGTTACTACTCTTGACAGTACTGCTGATGCCGTAGATAAGTCTAAAGTTCTTTATGACGATGCATTGGAAGAATTGTATGTGGAATCACATCCACAATATACATATACTGATGATGTAGAGAATGTATACGCTCTTCCAGAATTTAAGGAGTACCATGAACAGCTTGCGGTAAATGATTTTGTGCGTGTAGGAATCACTGATACTAATTATATTAAACTAAGAGTAATTGAAATCACATATAATCCTTGTGATTTAGATGAATCTATGGAAGTTACTTTTAGCAATATGATTCAGTACAAAGCTAAAAGGAATGATTATAATACTCTTTTAAACGATGCCCTTAATACTTCCAACCGTAATGGTGGTCGTGTTAATTCAGTCAACAAATCTTCTACTTCTGATTATGTCATCACATCAGAAGCTATCAAACAAATCTTTTCAAATCCTCTATTCAATTCAATGTTAGGTGGAACTGTCACTGGAGGAACCGGGTCTGGCGGAACCATTACCGCTGATACAATTATTGCAGAACTCGTGAAAGCAAAAGAAGGTGTATTTGATAAGCTTACTGTTGATACTGCTTTCATGAAATATCTCGATGTAAAACTTATTTCCGCAGATAAGATCACAACTCGTATTCTCGAAGCGGAACAGGCAAATATTGAAAAGCTGTCAGCTAAGATTATAGAATCTAACCAGATTAATGCTGATATGATTAATGTGAAAAATCTTCTTGCAGGTCATGCAGGAGTTGGAGAATTACATACAATTCATCTTACTGTAGAAAATGCAGAAATTGATCAGGCTGTTATTACTAATCTCATCGCAAAGAAAATTGCAGTTGGAGATTTAATGGCTCAAAATGCTCTTGCAAATCAAATTGTACTTATCTCTAAAGACAATAAACCTACTATTGCATTTCAAGAAAGTACCCAACAGTTTTATGATTCCAAAGGAAATGTTCGTGTGCAGATTGGTATGGACGGTAAAGGGGATTTCAACTTTATTGTTAAAAATGGAGACAGAGCCGCTTTATTTGATGAAAATGGTATTACCCAGACAGGTATTCCAGATAATACAATTCTTGGAGACATGATTAATAACGCCACCATTACCAAAGACAAACTTGGATTCCAAATCATAGAACCAAATGAACAAGGTGGTATTGATATCACTAATATTTATGATGGCAAAGGAAATCAATGGTGGGGAATAGAAAAGACGACTATTACAGATGACTACACAAAGCAGATTAAGAATGTTACAGATACTCTGACCGGACAAATCGAAACTAAGGTTAGTAATACTCAATATCTTAAAGATCAAGAATCTATCCGAACAGATTTTTCTGATATCAAACAAAATGTTTCTGGGATTACATCTACTGTAAGCAGTATGCAAACAGATCTTTCTGAAGCTCAAGAAAAAATTAAAGCAAACACCTCTTCTATTACTCAGAATGCAGATAAAATCAGTTTTATGGTAACTGGTGACAAAGAGTCTGAGTTCACAGTTACTGATAAATTTATTCAGATGATTTCTGACCATATTAGCATTGATGCCAGCACCATTGACATTAATGGTATTATCACTGCAATGAATACACACACTGGACCAGGTAAAACTAAAATCGACGGTGGTATTATTGAAACCAATACTATTACTGCTGATTCTATTAAAGTTGATGCAATCAGATCAAAAATATTTGAAGATGATCTGACATCTAATTATTCACTAAAAGGTATCTGGTTTGATTTATCAGAGAACGGTGCTATTAAAGGTAAAAATTTTGCTGTTGATTCTAATGGTAATGCTTATATTCGTGGTGACAGCACTGTTGAGGGAACCATTATAGCTAATAAAGGTTATATTGGTGGTATTGGCGGTTTCCATATTGAAGCGGGAAAATTGTATTCTGGTATGGATAGCCTTCCTGAACAACCAACATCAGTATCAAAGGATAAAAATGTATATATTGGTACAGACGGAATTGCTCTTGGTAGTGGAAACTTCAGAGTTGATTCAAATGGTAAGCTTTATGCTAACTCTGGTACATTCTCAGGAACTATTTACGCTGATGGAGGAACTATTGGCGGTTGGAATATATCTGCAAATTCATTAAGCAACAGAGACGGATCCATAAGTTTAAATCCTGATGGTTTAAAACTTGGCAATCAGTTAAATGTAGATAATCAAGGGAATGCAACTTTTGGTGGTAAACTATCAGCTGCTACCGGAAGTTTTTCTGGTGAATTAGTTGCAGCAACAGGTAGCTTTTCTGGAGAATTAAAAGCTGCTACTGGCACATTCTCTGGGGATTTAAAAGCTGCAACAGGTAGTTTTAAAGGAGAACTTTCTGGTGCAACTGGAAGTTTTACAGGTAGTGTTATTGCTACATCTATTACTGCAAAGCAATCATATTCTATTTATTATAACGATGTTGGAACTGGTGAACCAACTGATTCAGTACAAGTAATTACTGCATTTGACTGGGGAACTAATACAACTCAAATTGGATTTGGGTTGATAGATTCATCTTTAGACTCTTCAAAAATGCATGGAATGCTTCTGATAAAAGAACAAGGCGCAAGAGTTCTAACATTAATTGCAGATGATATTAATACAAATGGATGGTTAAATGTTAATAAACTTAATATTACTGATTCATTCGGACAGTATAAAGGAGTGCCATATAAATCAATTATGTGGAAACCAACAGACACATTTGACTTTAATGGTTATAATCATCATCACACTATTCTTCCTTATAAGAATGGTAATTTTGCAGTAGGTATGGAGAGTACGACTACAGGAATGTTATCTATTAGTTTATTACCATATTTGTTATCAACTGAAACCGATACGTATGGTAATATTACAGTAAGTAAAACCAAAGATACTACTTCTCAGATAAGCATTGGAGCAACAGCTAATCCATATGCGTGTATTTATGTAGATGCCATTTATCTTACTGGTGATAAAAAAGCTTATACCTCACTGGCTAATTTAGGCAATGGTGGTACAACTAATTATAATGGACTTACAAATAAACCTAAAATTAATAATGTTGAATTAACAAGTGGAAATAATACATTATCTAATTTAGGGATCGCTGCACGATCACATTCTCATTCTAAGTTGAATAACAGTTCTCCTGTAGATTATAAAGGATTTGGTCATTGTCATACCGTAATTATGAATAGTAATCATAATATGTGGATTGCAATTAATAACGATGGTACACCCGCATTAACTCCATATAAATTAAAAACATCAACTAGCTATACAGATGTTGATACATATTCGTTGGAAAAAGGCGGAACTTGTAACCTCGGCAGTACAGATGCTCCTTGGAATGCTGTATATGCTAAGAATTACTATGATGAATATGGAAATAAGATTTCTACAGGCGGTGGTTCAATTAGTCTTAAAATTGATGGAGCTACACGTAGTTCTGGATTTACGAATTATAACCTTGCAACGCAAGATTGGGTGACTGGTAAAGGATATTTAACTCAGCATCAATCTCTTTATGGATATGCTACTACAAGTTGGGTGTCTAATAATTTTGCTCCTAAAGGTTCTGGTGGTGGAACAACGTATTATGGAGGTACAGGTATTACTATTTCTGGAAATACTATTTCTGTCGATAGTACTGCTTCTTCTACTCATACACATGACAGTATTTCAAATGGAAGTAAAACCATTACTGTAGGTAGTGGATTAATGTGTGGAAGCACAAGTGGATGTAGTATTGGTCTTGAAACAGAACCTTGGAAAAATGGATGGTTTACAGGTACGGTTATGTATGGAAATTTGAAAAAAGGTTCTGATAGAAATGTTAAGCATGATATTTGTATTTATGATAATAAAATAGAACAAGCATATATGAATTTCCAAGGCGTTTCTTATAGATATAATTATTATGATGGTTATGATTTAGGAGATAATATTCATTATGGATTTATAGCCCAGCAAATTCAAGAATCGTTAATAAAAAATGGAATTTCTAGTGAAGATTCATCATTAGTTAATTGTACCACATACGATAAGCCAAATTCAAAAGGATTACTTAAAGAATACTCTTTATCTTATGATGAATTCATCTCTCTCAATACTCATATGACTCAAAAAGCCCACCATCGTATTGACTCTCTCGAATCTGAAAATCAATCCCTTAAGAATGAAATTCTTATGCTCCAGGGACAACTCTCTCTCATTACTCAACGACTACAAAAAATGGAGGAAAAGTTATGTTAAAAATTAGTGAAACAAGAAATGTATCCGGTCAGGTTATGATCGGTGAAGGTGAAAACTCAAAGCAGGTTGCTTATCTTAATGCATCTGTTAGCAAAGATGGAAATGTAAATATCAATAAATCCATTCAGGATAGCGAAACATTTAAAACAAATAAAGAAGCAGTCCTGAAAGATTTTACGGAGTTTGAAACATACGTATATGGAATTATTCCTGAATAAATAAGAGGCCATGAGCAATCGTGGTCTTTTATTATGCAAAGAAGGTGAAATATTTGACCAATCGAGAATATGAACTTGAATTAAAGAAAATTAAAGCCCAAAATCGGCAGATTGAAATGAAACGAAATCTGAAGGCAGCAAAGGTTAAAAGATTTAATTTGAAAAAGCCAAATACAAGTAAGCTTATTGTGTTTGTAGTCTTTGCTATCTGCTTGCAGATTCTTTGGTTTAGTGAACATATGATAAGTCTCACTGGAGATACGAGTTATATGTATGCGCTCATAGGTATTCCGGCAGCGTTGATTCCTACAATTTTAGGATATTATGCCAAAGCTAGTAAAGAAAACCAGGTCGGAGGTATTACCTATGATACTGCAATGTGCAATTTAGAAGCACAAGAAAAGCCAGTCTTCGATCATGTATCTGAAGATGAGGCTGTAGGATGAATGGAGGTATGACTATGGACATCAAACAGGGTATTCAGGACGTATTATATCTAATCATTACTGGTATTCTTCCACTTCTTATTACTTATGGAATCCTCTTCCTAAAAGTAAAGATTAAAGAACAGGAAAAGAACTTGGAGAATGATCAGCTCGTAAAATATATAGACGCTGCTACTGATGCTATTAGTAAAGCAGTACTCACAGTTAATCAGACTTATGTAGATGCTTTGAAGAAGGAAGGTAAGTTTGATGCAGAAGCTCAGAAAACTGCTAAACAGATGGCTATTGATAAAGCTAAGGCTTTGATTACAGAAGATTCTAAAGCGGCTATCGAAACATTATATTCTGACTTTGAAGCATATCTAAATGATGCTATTGAAGAACTCGTCAGAGAAAATAAAGTTACATATTAATATAAAAGGAGTACAAGGATTATGAAAAAAGTTATTGTAAATGCAGACATTATGGCAATGTATAAAACATTAAATTCTATGAAGAGTCGTGCGGATTTAATCGCAGGAGATGTTGATGTATTCTGGGCGAATACAATGAATCTAAAGGCTCTTAAGGCGCAGGTAGATAAAATCTCAGAGGTCGAGCAGGAGTTAGTTGATTCTTATTTTACAGAGGAAAACTCACATCCTATTGTTGACGAAAACGGTAATGAAACAGGAAATCGTGTTCTTAATGATGACATAAAAGATAAAATCATCCCTGAAATCCAAGAAAGTCTGCAGAAAATTTATGATAAAACATGTGAACTTGATGTTGAGATGATCCCAGAGGAATCTCTCAAGAAAATGCTTAAATCTAATGAAGACAAACTGTCTATGCTTGATATGACAGTACTATATGAATTTGTAGAAAAAGGTGAGTAATAATGGCAACATATATTCAGGGAATTCAAACCTCTGTTGGTGTTGTTAAGTATGATTACAATTATCTGGCTAATCTCCCTGAATCAGATATGACATTATCTAAACAGGGTGCATTCGCTGATGCCCTTGTTGTTGGAAGAAAACTTACTCAGCTGGGAGCTGATGTGGATAAATTGAAAGAATCTATGACTGCCGTACAGAAGTCTATCTCTGATCTGCAGTCTGCAGATTCTTCTTCTAACACTTCAATTGAACAGATCAATACATCATTACTTAGCATGACCAATAATATCGAAACAATACAGAACAATATTACTACTTTGACTCAGAATACTGCTGAGATCAAGAAAAGTGCTGATAATGCGAATTCATCAGTCACAACACTGCAGGAAACTATTAAGTCACTACAGACTAGAATTGAAGCTTTAGAAAAAACTCAGACTAAATAAGGAAGGAGGCAGTTATGTATACACTAAAAATTACAGATGAAAATACTGTTGTAACAACAGTCAAAGAATCAATTGTGGAAAGAAGTAATTATGTAGATAAGATTCAGATTGTAACAAGTAAAATGTATCGGGAACAGATTGATATGTCAGATACAACTGTTTATATGAAGTATAAGCTCCCGGTGTCAGACAAAATTAAAATGACACAACTTATTATAAATAATCTTGAATATGAACAGAATTATATCCAGTATTTAATCCCTGTCGATGCAGCACTTACTGCTGAAGCCGGGGATATCGAAGTATCTTTCACGTTCTTAAAACTTGTTGCTAATGAAGATGGAACATACACTTCTTATATTCGAAAAACCACATCAGGTGTTATTCATATTACTCCACTTGTACAATTTGATAAATATGAACCTTCTGAATTGTTTACTGAAATTGATCAGAGGCTCCTTGCTATGGAAGGAATGATTAAAGATCTCAATGCTCAGAATAAAGCAACTTATGAAGGTATGGTAAAAGATATTCGTCTTAATACAGAAGACAGAAAAATCATTTTAACAGACAGAAATGGTGAAGATACCGGAAATGGTATCGTTGTAAAAGATCTTTCTGCTATGGTAGCCGAAGATATGACAGGTAAAGATCCTGATGGCACACAGGATGGAGTTGTTCATCTTGATCAGGTTGTCGATCTGGATAAATTATTAAAGTAAAGGAGTCATGATATGTCATTTAAAGATTCTAAAATTGCTGCTGCGGCTAATTCGGCAATGACTTTGAGTGCTGAGTTAGCCGTAGACACTGAGGAATATACATTATGTACTGATGGTCGTTATGAAGTATATACCAAATATCAAGACAATGCATATTCAACAGTGGATAACTTAAAAAATATTGCCGTTGATGCTACACAGATTAATATTATGCAGGAAGAAAACAGCCAGTATATGCCATTTAGGATTCCAAGATATTGGGATGGTATGGATCTTATGGATATGCTCATCCAGATAAGATATGAATCTATAGCTGAGAAAAAAGGTAAAGTAGCGACAGTTATCAATGTAGCTTCCAACAATACTTATATTCGATTTGGTTGGTTAATTGATGCTGCTGTTACAGCAAATGCCGGAGATATAATTTTTGAAATTATGGCTACTGGCGTAAATGAAAAAGGAAACAATTATATTTGGAGAACCAAACCAAATGGTAAGTTTACTGTTCTGGAAGGATTAAATTATGACGGGATCATTGAACCTTCTGAAGATTGGTATACAAGTTTTGTAAATATGATTCTTGGTCATGTAGCCGAAGCAAAACAATACGCAGATGAAGCAAAGGCTTCTGCTGCTTCTATTAATGTAGATGATATAAAGGCAGATGTAAAAACATCTGTTATGAATGATCTTAATGGAACAGTAACTGAATCTCTGAAAGCATATTATACAAAAACAGAAGTTGATACAAAAGTCAAAGAATTAAACACTGCTATTTCCGGTATTGACAGTTTGAAGAACTTAAAAGTTGAATATGACAACACAACTGGAAATTTAGTGTTTAAAGATGGAACGGAACCTATTGGAGAACCTATTACTATTAACAGTCTTGCAAACCTCATAGTTGAGTATTCTGTTGTCAATGGAAAAGGTTCATTAGTATTCAAAGATGGAGAAACTATTATTCAGACTGTAGAACTTAGTTCTATTGAGCCATCTGCTGAGTGGAGAGCTGCATTGAAGCAGGAACTTGAAGCAGAAATGGACGAGAAAGATACAGTAATCTCTAATCGAATTGATCCACTTGAAACAGCTAAAACTGAAATCGAAAAGAATGTAAATGCCAATACTACTGCTGTCTCAGAGATAAAAACTACTATTTCAAACATTGAGAAGAAAGTAGAAAGTGCTGCTACAAAATCTGATGAGGCCAAAAATGCTGTAGATATCTTGAAACAAAATATGACTTCTTATGATACTCAGTTTGAAGGAATTAATACAGATATTACAGATGTTAAAGCCGCCATTGAAGAAATCAAGAAAAATCCTGCGGCTGCAGAGTACGATGTTACATACGAAAATAGTATTTTTACATTTTTAAAGGATGGAGAAATCCAGAAAAGCTTTAAAATTGAAGGTGGTGGAGGATCTTCCTCAGATACTACTACTATTACTATTGAAAGAATCACAAATGCAGATGCTATTTTCTTACTTGGTTCAAAAGCAATTATTGAATATAGTTTTTCATCTGTAGATAATACTGGTGATACAACTGGAGCCGGTACTGCTGTGTGGAAAGTTGGTAATACTATTGTAGCTACGAATACGGCTGCGCAAGGAAACAATAGTTTTGATATCACTGAATATCTTAATGTCGGTGCAAATACTATTAGATTAACTATTACCGATAGTTTTGGGACACTTGCCACTAAGACATGGACTGTTACTATTGTAGAATTCAAACTTGAAAGCACATTTGATGATACTTTGTTATATACAAATACAGATGTAGTATTTAGATATACACCTTATGGAAACGTTAATAAGACTCTTCATTTTATTCTTGATGGTGAAGACTTAGGCACTGTTGAAACTCAGTCCTCCGGCAGAATTATGTCTTATAATATTCCTAAACAGGAACATGGCAGCCATTTACTCAAAGTATATATGACTGCGACAATTAACAATAAAGAAATAACCTCAAATACTATTTGTAAAGATATTATTTGTGTTGATCCTACAAATAGAACTCCTATTATTGGATGTGCTCAACAGGAATTTACAGCACAACAGTACCAGGCAACAAGTATTAAATATGTTGTATATGATCCTGATCACAATCCAGCCTCTGTAAAACTATCAATTGATGGTAAAGTACAGAGCACTCTTTCTGTAAATCGTTCTGCTCAAATCTGGAGTTATAAGTCATCCACTGAAGGAAAACATAACCTGACCATCTCATGTCGTAAAGTGACTAAGATTTTATCAGTTAATATCACTAAACTTGATATTGATGTTGAACCAATCACAGCCAACTTAGCATTTGATTTTAACCCTGTTGGAAAATCCAATGGAGATACCGACAGACTCTGGACCGATAAAAATAACTCTGCTATTACTCTTTCAGTATCAGATAACTTTGACTGGGATAATGGTGGATACCAGATTGATGCTTCTGGAAACCAGTATTTCTGTGTAAAAGCTGGAACAACTGCTCAGATTAATTATAATCTCTTCGGAAAAGACCCGAAACAGACTGGTTCTGAATTCAAATTTGTATTTAAGACTCAGAATGTTCGCAATGCTTCTGCTACTTTCTTATCATGTATTGATGGTACTGAAGGCTCTGACGTAGGTATTAAAATGGATGTTCATGAAGCATACGTGAACACTTCTACTGACAGCTTATATTTTCCATATAGCGAAGAGGATATTATTGAATTTGAATATAATATCAATACAATTGATACAAAAGACACATCTGCAACTTCTATCATTATGACTTATGAAGACGGAGTTGGAGGAAGACCTCTTATTTATGATAATTCTCATAGACTGCACCAGTATTCTCCTACCCCAATTTCTATTGGTTCTCCGGATTGTGATGTGTTGATTTATAGAATGAAAGCTTATTCTGCTTCTCTGACTGATTCAGATATCCTTGCTAACTTTATTGCAGATGCCAGAGATTCAGATGAAATGATTGCAAGATATAATAGAAACCAGATCTACAATGACAACAATGCTCTTACTCCAGATTCTGTAGCTAATGCTTGCCCGAATCTAAGAGTAATCAAAATTGAAGCGCCGCATTTCACAAATGACAAGAAGGATTTTGTTAAAAATACTTCTATGGAATGTATTTATAAGAATGGGGATCCTAAATTAGATAACTGGAAATTTATTAACTGTTTCCACGCCGGACAGGGAACTACAAGTAATGAATATGGTTTTGCTGCCAGAAATATTGATGTTATTTGTTGTGCGGATGGTGTACATCAGATCAATAGTAAGATTCCTCTTGATCCTAACTATAAGACAGAGTTAGTTCTTGGTGATGGCACAAAATATGAGGACGGAACTGGTAAGATTAGTCTTACAAGAAACTCTGTTCCAAATAATTGGTGGAATTTTAAAGTAAATGTAGCATCTTCAAATATGGCAACTAATGCATTAGGACAGAAAAGATTCAACGACTTTTTACCATATGAAAGTCCTGCGGTACGTAGAGATCCTAAAGTTAAAAACTCTATGGAATTTGTCAACTGTGTAATCTTTATTAAAGAATCTGATCCTGATATTACTACTCATAGAGAATTTCAGGATACAGACTGGCACTTCTACTCTCTCGGTAATATGGGAGATTCAAAGAAGACTGATATTACAAGAGCTTATGATCCAGAGGATATGAAAGAATTCTGTATTGAGATCAGTGATAATACTCTTCCAAACTCTGCATTCCAGACCGGTATAATAAACCAAGATGGAACTATGAAATATCCTATCAGTAAAGCTGAATGGAAAACTGGTAATACAGCATATGATGCTCTGTATAATAACTGGGATGGATCATTTGAATTCAGATATGATTGTTGCGGCGATTCTAAGGATGGTTCTGCTCTTACTTCTGATGAAGCAAAAAAGAAAATACGTACAGATAACAAACAGATTTGGAGAGACTTCTATGAGTTTGTAATTACGTCTAGTGATAAAGAATTTAAAGATGGCTTGAAAGATTGGTGTATTCAGGATGCAATGCTCTATTTCTATTTAGTTACACTCAGATATAGTATGATTGATAATAGAGCCAAGAATGTTTTCCCGCATTGGGCAAAACATTATATCACTCAGGAAGAAGCTACAACTATGGGTGATAAAGCTAAATATTATACTATAGATGATGATGCGGCTGCTCTGCATAATGGTTATAGATTTGATCTATGGGCATATGATATGGATACTCAGCTTGGTATTAATAATTCAGGTGAGTTGTCATTCCCATATGGTAAGGAAGATACTGACTATAAAGAAGAAGGAAATCCTTCATCTGGTTATGTTTTCAATGCTGCTGAATCTGTATTGTGGTGCAGAATACGTGATGTATTTACACAAGAATTAAGAAATATGTATCAATCTGTAGACTCTAACTGTTGGTCAGACTCCCACTTAATCAATGAGTATGAAGCATGGCAGAATCAGTTCCCAGAAGAACTGTGGAGAATCCACTATGAAAGATTATATCTAAGAACATATCGTGCTGGAACAGTAAGATTCCTTAATGAGATGATGAATGGACGTGGAAAATATCATCTCAGACAATGGGAACGTGACCAGCATATTTATATGGGAACGAAATTCTTACATACAGATGTAAAGTCTGATCAGATTATGTTCAGATGTAATACACCTAAGAAAGTTGTAGTTAAACCAGATTATACTCTGAAAATCATTCCTTATTCTGATATGTATATTTCTGTACTTTATGGTAATTCACCAGAAACTACTCAGGTACGTGCAAAAGCCGGACAAGAATATCAGATTACTACGGACTTAACAAATATGGATGATACAGCTATTCTTATCTATGCTGCATCAAGAATTGAGGCACTAAATGACCTCTCTGCTTGTTATATTCATGATAATGATTTCTCAAAGGCTTCTAAGCTGAAAACTCTTATCATTGGTAATAATACAGCTGGATATCAGAATACTTTTATGACATCTCTTAATATGGGTAATAATACTCTTCTTGAGACTTTGGATATTCGTAATTGTCCAAATCTTACAGGATCTGTTAACCTGTCTGCATGTGAAAATCTTATTAATCTTTATGCTGATGGAACAATTGTAACATCTGTATTATTTGCTAATCATGGTAAGATTGCTCATGCTTCTCTCCCATCTTCTATCAACACTCTTACACTCAAGAACCTCAAAGACTTAACTGATCTTAAGATTGCAGGATACGATAATTTACAGACATTTGTATGTCAGAATTCTATCGTAGATGCTCTTGCTATCTTAAATGCTGCTATTAATACTCTTCGTACCGTAACAATTACTGGTATCTCATGGAATCTTGATGATACTACGCTTCTTCTGAAATTATCAAAACTTGCCGGTATTGATGATAATGGCGCTACTACTGAGCAGTCAATTCTTACTGGATCTGTTCATGTTCCTGTAGTCAGACAGCAGGAATATAAAGAATTTGTTGGTTCTGAAGATGAACCTGGAATCTGGACAGACCTTGTTCTTACTTACGATTCAATCATTACTCAATTCAAAGTTACATTTATAAATGATGATGAAAGTAATACTATCCTTGATATCCAGTACGTAGATAAAGGTGGAAACGCTGTTGATCCTACTACAAGAGAAGTTAATCCGATTCCTATTCCTACAAAGAAAAGCACAATTAAGCTTGATTATATCTTCAAAGGATGGGAAGGTTCAATGACAGGAATCTTTGCTGACAGAACTATTACTGCTATATATGACAGTAAAATCCGTGAATATACTGTAAAATATGTTTCTAAAGGATTATCTCTTCAAGAATCTACTGCCCAGTATGGTTCTTATGTAAAATATACAGGTGATACTCCTGTATATACTGCTGAGGAATCTGCTTATAAGTACAATCTGTTTAAAGGATGGGATAAGTCAGGATTTGTCGATGGAAATAAAACGATCAATGCAGTATATGAAACATGCGAATACGTAGATGGATACTTTGATAGTAAGGATCTGGCCAATATGACACAGGTTGAGCTTTATACTCTTATGAAAATGGGACTTGAAGCAAAATCATTATCATTAAAAGATACATTAGATTTCAAACTTGGTGTTGATTATAGCTATGGCGACATTGAAGAGCATGAAGTTATTTCAGCTGCGACTAAATTTGATGGAACAAACTATATTGACACCGGATTAAAAATCATGGAAAAAGACAGAGACTTTACAATTGCTATTGACTTTGAATTTGATTCAGGAAATAGTGTAAACTCCACTCTTGCTCAGTGTTTTCAAGGTGATGGTTCAAATGGATTCAGACTTTGGTATTCTCAGGAACCTCGTTTCTCATGGAATACTGATAGTATAACTCCATCTGCTGGAACAAACCGAGAGATTATTGTATTTCGTCATGAAGCTGGAAGTCAGAAGCTTTATGTGTACAATTCAAACATGACTGGGAAAGAAGTATCTTCTACTACTCTGAATGCGATCAGGATTCCAGAGCATAGTTCCACTCTCGTATTTGGATGTTCTAAAGCTGACGATGGAGCATATGAAAACTTTGCAAAAGGCACTATACATTGGGCTAAAGTATGGTACGCAGATCTTGGTGAAGAACAATGTATGGATATTGCTGCATGGATCCACGAAATAATCCCTATGGAAGTGGCTAAGTTTAAAGGATATTATCTGTCTGACGTTGCTTCAAAGAGAGCTAACATTACATTTGTTGCTTCAAACCTGTTAGGTACTGAAAAGCCTTATAATAATAAGAGCACAAATGCAGGTGGATGGGCTGAATCTTCTCTGAACACATGGCTGAATACACGTTTGCTTAAAGCTATTTCTCCTTTATGGAAAGCTCTGATCAAACCTGTAAAAGTATACTCTTCTATTGGTAATAAATCAAATGATACATCCGTATCTAATTGCAGATTCTATGTTCCATCTCTGTACGAAATTGATCCTACTGCTACTTCTGAACCATATATTTCTGAAACAAATGCTCCTATTGCTTATTTCACAGATGATGATACCAGAAAGAAAGCAAATTCTTCTACTCCTACGGAGTATAAATCTTACTGGACCAGATCTCCAAATGCTACAGTTGCAAACTGGCTGTATACAGTCAATGAAGCCGGTGGAACATATGGGTTCTCTTATCCAGGACAGAATTCTGGAATCTTACTTATGTTCTCAATTTCAAGTGAGGGGTAACCATTCCCATCTTATAAGGAGGATATCACATGTATTATAAAGTAATCAAAAATGATGAAGTCGTAGATGTCCTTAATCATATCCTGTATATCAAATATCAGGAGAAACATAGTCTGTTGCTTCTATGTGATATCACAGAAGCACAGGCTATTTTAAGTTCAGACGGAAAATATGGATGGCACATTGAAGGTCTCTATAATTTTCCGCCTGATAATGACATCTATGCAATAAAAGAAATTTCAAAATATGAATATGACAAATTGAAGAGGTGATCACAGCATGGCGTTAATTCCAACCTGGTATTCTGCATCAACTAAGCAAATTGCAGAAAAGGCTTTACAAAGAGGGGTGCTAAAATACCCAGGACTTTGTTACATCCAAGACAGTAAGAGTATAGCATGGGTGACCATCGACAATACATTAGAATATGTCAAAGGAGATAAACAGATTACAGATGTAAAATGCATCGGATCAAATCTTATGTTTTTCTCTGGAGATAAACTGCTTTTCTCTTATGACATATCTATGACTGACGAAGATAAAGGTCATATTATTGAAGAGGTCAAGAAAACAATCGGATTGGATAATTATGTCAAGTCTTCTGAGCTTTCTACTCTTTTAGATAATATAATCGGTAATCTTGAAGATAAGTCCACTGTTGTAGACTATATCAACAGCTTATCTTATAACAAATTATTTG